ATGCTTAAGAAAACAATAATGGCGTTGGTGTTGATGACAACAACAGCCTTGGCAGATTACAACTTGATCGTGCCACAAAAACCATCTGGTGGAACTTCTGTGTGGGCACAGATAGTTGTTACAGAATGGGAGAAACATCTTGGTGAAAAGATCAACTTGATCTACAAGCCAGGTGCAAGAGACCAACTGGGACCAAACGAGTTCCAAAACAAACTGAGATTTGATGACAAGACCATATTAGTATCACACGGTGGTAATGGTATATCATATCTTGTTGAACCTGTGGAGTACAATTACTTTGATTGGGAATCAGTGGGACACATGAACCTTAACATCATTGTGGGTGCGAGAAACAAAGCAGACACAAAGAATGGACCTATACAGTTTCCGTCAGGATCTGGAATGACTCCGGAGATCATGGCAATCGTCATGTTGCTCACAGGACCTGACGGTGATCCAGTTAAGACATTTGAGGACAAAATAGTATGGGTAAAAGGAATGAAAGGATCTGAGAGAAGACTTGCATTCATCAGAGGTGACTTAAATGCTACAAGGGAAAACCCTGCCGCATATAAAAAACACGTGTTGCCTGTAATAGAAAAAGGTGATGCTTACACATGGTTCCATCATGGACTACTGAATGTAAAAACTGGTGAGCATGATGCAGATCCAAATTTCACAGAGCCAACGTTTGAGGCACTTTATGAAAAAATGCACGGTGTTGCACCAAGTGGTGACTTCTACGATGCGTACAAACTGGTCAAGAGTTGGAGAGATGCACTACAGAAAGCATTCTGGGTCAACAAGGGAAATCCAAACAAGGCGAAACTTGTTGCCGCTCTTGACAAGATGATCAAGGATCCAGAGTCGGTGGCCGCCATCGAGAAGAAGGTTGGCAAGTACGAATGGAGAACAGGTGCAGAGGGTGACGCCGCAGTGAGGACGCTGAAGTCATTTATCACACCAGGAGCATTGAAGACTCTGTCTGATTTTGGAAAGAACCAGTTGGGTTACAATGCGGTCTACAAGGAAGAGTTGACAAAATAATGTATATCCTTCTCACTGGTGCTCCTGGATCAAAATGGAGCAGTGTGGCAGAAAGCCTAAGTCGGTCACCAGACATAGACAAATCTGATAGCACCAGTGAGAGAACATACAACAACGGAGAGGTCAAACACAAGGGATCATATTTTGATCCTGGAATGGAATTTGAAAATGAAAGGGATAACTGGGACAAACCCTTTTCAGGCACAGGCCATAGAATAATCAAATCACACACATTTGCACACAAACTGGATGAACTTAAAAGTCTTTCGTATCCTATTGTGATGGTATATCGTAGCCACCTTGAGTGTTATGATTGGTGGGTGCAGGCCGGCGGGTTTGATATTACCTATCCTAATTATGCCTACTACGAAAACCTAGATAAAATGAAAACACACATATTGAATCAAAACAGAGACATAAACAGATTTATTCTGGATAATCTTGAAAGGATAAGTTGCCCTGTTGACAATTTTGATCTTTGCAGTATACTTAGAATTAAAAAACCGCCACGTAGAGATGTCATACATAATTACGCGGACAAAGATACTAAAGTATACGTGTACAAATGAACAAAAAAATATTTGCAAAATTACTTGCCTATAGCCAAAACGATCTTACAAAGATAACTCAACCCTACATAAAAGAAACATTTGGAGTGGAAGTAAAACGTTGCGATACACTCGAGCAGTATGCAGAGGTCATAGACGATGCTTGCCTGCACAGGTATTTCTCCAAGCACTGGCAGAACGACATGAAGAAATGGAAGTACTCGGGTGTGGCACTTATCGACGAAGTCAACAGTCTCAAACCAAGGGCGGTGCTGGATGTTGGGTGCGGCTATAACGAGTTCAAGGGCAAGATAGATAATCTCGTAGGCATTGATCCATATAATGATAAAGCAGACTTAATGGTCAGCACACTTGATTATAAAACTGATCAGAAGTTTGATGTGATACTGTGCCTTGGTTCTGTGAACTTTGGTTCAAAAGATAAGATCACGGCAGAGGTGGGAAGGTGTGTGAACTTACTCGCAGATGGCGGCACAATGTTTTTCCGTGTGAATCCTGGCCTGACCCACGACAAGCCAGAAGCAGACTGGATTGAATTCTTTGCTTGGAACGTGCCATTCATAATAGAACTAGCAGAGATGTTGAATCTAAAGGTGTTAGACATACGTGACGACACTAATCAACGTAAGTATTTTGTGTATCGCAAAGTAAAATAACCAAAAATCAGTAGACTTATGCTAGAATTGTGCTACAATAAGGAGTAAATACCTACAATGCAAAAACATACTAAAAGTCTATTAGAAGAATTGAGCTCAATGCCCCTCAGAAGAGACAAGGAAGAGGTGGTGGAGAGCAGAGCCTCACACATCCTAGAGTCAACCATAAGACTGATCACTTACATCAGGGAGAACTTTGACCAGGACACAGCATTCAAACTGGAGAAGAAGTTCAATTCAGCGATCAAGAACATGGACGCATCCAAGTTCAGCAAAGGCGTTGCTCGTATTAAAGAGAACAGAGATGTTAAAGACAACCTATTAAAAATCAAAGACGGCGAATACCAAGAGGATTAATCATGTTGATAGAAGATGTCCTTACAGAGTTTAAGAGGACACACCTTGAACACATAGAGGACATAGTGATCACTGACGGCTACGAGGGTGGCAAGGCAGTCTTGGAATACTTCAGGGGACTATTGCTAACACTGAAAGGTACAAGCTCTGAGGCCATGAGTGTTTCTGTTAAATGGGATGGTGCACCTGCTGTCGTGTGTGGGATTAATCCAGATAATGGTCGTTTCTTCGTAGGAACAAAATCTGTGTTCGCCAAGAATGCAAAGATCAATTACACAAAGAAAGATATTGCTAACAACCACGGCACAGATGATCTAGGACAGAAGTTATTGAAGTGTCTGGTACATTTGAAAAAACTTAACATACAGGGAGTCGTACAAGGTGATCTTTTATTCACTGACGAGGACATCACACGTAAAAACGTGGATGGTAAACCAAATTTAACATTTACTCCAAACACAATCACATACGCGGTACCCGAGGCAAGTGACTTAGGCAAACAGATAGACAGAGCCAAAGTTGGCATAATATTCCACACCACTTATGTGGGTGATTCTATAGCAGACATGAACGCACAGGGCGGAGCAGATGTAAGTTCATTTGCCAAAAGCAATGATGTGTTCTTTGATAATGCCACTTACAAAGATGTGTCAGGGTCGGCCAAGTTCACAGATGCAGAGACAAAACAATTCTATAATGGAATAGAAAAATTAGAGACATTATTAGGTGGTGTTCCACAAAACCTATCCAGTGTGCTAGGTCAGAACCAAGACTTCATACCCATGTTCCAGATGTACATAAACGCAATGGTCAAGCAAGGCCAGTTGCCAGGTGATGTCAATAAATTCCTGCTGGGATTCCGTAAGTTCTATAACGACAGGATGCAACAACAGATGTCAGGACTGAAAGCACAGAAGGCCTTACAACTGCGACAAGACAAGATGAAACAGATGCCCGTTTTCCTTAACAGGGCCAAGAAACCACTACAGGCCATGTTGATGTTCTACAAGGCGGTACAAACCATGAAAGCGTTCGTACTCAAGAAGATGAACCAAGCACAGACCATAGGTTCATTCCAACAGACGGACGGTGGACTACAAGTGACGGAACCAGAAGGATTCGTGGCAGTTGACAAGTCAGGTAATGCTGTAAAATTGGTTGATAGGTTGGGATTCTCACGTAGAAATCTCACAGCGATCAACAAGTTCAAGAATAACTAATAGTAATGAAATCTAAACCTTTTCCTATAAAGGAGGGGATACCATGTCAACTCAAATGGAATCACTCCACTGTGTTCCTGACCATGGCCACAACAAGCAGTTGCCACAGAGTCACACATGACCCCTACGAGTTCAAAGACAACAAGATGAACTTTCACAACATCAAAACTAAACTTGAAGCAAGAACCAAAATGCTGAAAGGTGAATGGCCTGGAAGAGGTTGCGAACATTGTAAAAGCACAGAGGATGCCGGTGGACACTCTGACAGGATGTCACACTTGAACATGCCAGGGGTGACAGCACCAAAAGAACTCGAAAAAGATACTACAGCAGTCAACGTAACTCCTACACAGTTAGAGATCTACTTCAGTAACACATGTAATCTCAAATGTATATACTGCAATTCCAAATTTAGTTCAACTATCGATAACGAGAACAGAATCAATGGCCAATTTGACTATGGTTTTGAAGACCAACAAGGAGCACCTGTCAGGATATTTGGCAAGATAGAAGTAAATCCCAACATACAGGAAGACACTGACAAGTTGTTTGCATGGCTGGAAGCACACATACATGAATTGAACAAGGTGATGATCCTAGGAGGAGAACCGTTCCTGCAGAAGGAAACAGAAAGGATGGTGGAACTGCTGGAAAGAACATCCGCTCCTAACTTGACATTAGTGGTGTTTTCTAACCTTACTGTTGATCCATTGCGAGTTCAGAAATGGGTGGCAAGGATGTGGAGGTTGGTCGAGCATGGCAAGTTAGACAATCTGCAAGTTGTAGGCAGTCTTGACTGCTGGGGACCACAAGCAGAATATGTGAGAAATGGTTTGGATCTAAAAAAATACACGGAAAATTTTGAATTTATATTGAACAAGACCAATATAACACCTAGCATCAATAGTGCTTTGATGGCGTTGACAATACCCACCCTACCTGATCTAATTGTTCGACTTAACAAGTGGTCAAAGATCAGAGAAGTTTATTGGAGTGGAATGAAGGCCGGCGACCACATGAGGCCCTATCTTAATCCAACAATTTTTGGAAAGGCCATAGTAGGTTTAGGGATGTCAAAAGCAATTGATATTTTTGAGACCAATGGCGATCCTATTAAAGAAGCACAACTGAAAAACCTAATTGGAATAAAAACGGAATGTGAGAGAACAGAACCGAACACCTGGGATCAAAAAATGCTTAAAGGATACATAGAAGAGCTAGATCGCAGAAGAGGACTAGATTATAAAAAATTATTTCCGGAAATTGCCGCTTTACTCGAAGCCTAAAAACCTACCAACAGTCTTACGCACTTCTTTTTGATAAGCCGTTTTTGACCAAAAATGATCATAATTATGTTTTCTCAAATCATGTGAAGACAGGTAGGCATCTTGCCAATTAAAATTTTTTAAACTTTCTAAAAGTTTCACTAACTTCTCAATTCTTTTTTTAGTATTTGCTTCTTGGTCATAACTTTCATCAAAATAATCTTCAAATGTACGGAACCCGATCTCCTTGATTTTCTTAAGGTAAAACTGGTTTCCAAGCACTATAAAAAAGTGACCACACAGTATTGGCTTCCACAACTTCTCTGTAATGAAAGATGTATTATCGTAGTAGTTTGTCTCGCTGATCAAAGAGCAGGCGGTATGTTCGTATGTTTTGACATACAAGTCTTGGTCTTTGCCATAGTATGGATAATTGTTTGGATCAACTCCTGGCAGTTCGTATTCCGGATTTAATCGCACTGGTTCTTTTAGTCCAAGAAAAGATTTGAGGCTGTTGTCTAGTAGTTGCTTATCCTTGAGTGCATACCACAACCGTAGTCTGTGTGGGCGAGGCTGTTTATTAAGATAGAGATATTCATATGGTTTGTGGGAATGGTCGCACCTGAAATCTTGTCCTTTATGTTTCTCCTTCATAAAGAACCAGAACCATGTGGTATCACCAAACCATTTCTTGTATTCATATCCTTGGAGTATGCTGGAGAATTTATTTCCTTGCACATTTTCTTCACTCTCCCATGGATTTGCTAGTATGAATTTAAATCCATTCTGTTGCAGGAGATCCATCCTGTGATGCAGTTGTGAGACGAACTCAGGATTATCCTCATAACCACTCCGGTGGTCTATGATGCAGAACAGTTCATCATATTGTTCCCAGTCATAGGTGTGTAGATTCCAATAGATGGGTTCAAAGGTCAAGTTCACATGATCAAACTCCGCACTATTGATGTAATTTTTGAAGTAATCGTGTTGTCCAGAAAACATCAAATCTGTGAGAATAAAAATCTTCTTCATTTGCCCTATAAATACCTTTATGTTGACACCATTTTTAAAGTATGTATCTGAGGGCAAGGTCATTAGACGGCATAGTGACTTGCAGAGATTCACTTTTCCAGAGGTAACAGAGAGGATATATCTCAGTTTCCTCGCACTGGCCTTGATGAGTCAGAACAAGGACACACAGTCTTTCGCCAAGTCATATGCAGATCAGACCATGGCCAAGGGAACTTTCGACCAAGTCAGGATGATCAACAATGATCTATCAAACATGTTGGCTATCGTGTCGGGTGATCCCGAGATAACCAAGAAGCTCAAGAACAAGGACCAGGCACAGGCCATGAGGCAGAGACAGCCTGTACCAGTGATGGCACTGAGGAGATACCTGAGGACGTGGGAAGATCATTTTAAGAATCTCACACACCTGGAGAGGTCTCTCAACATAACCGATGCCAACCTCAAGAACATCAGGCGAGCAGTGGCCAACTATACGAAGTTAGATTCAAAGATGAAGATGCAGACCCTACACAGACTGCAACAACAACTACAGGCCAAACTGCCCAACACTGACATACTGAAGAAATTCAAGGAACTATGATGATCAAATACATTTGTGAGAAGTGTGGGTGCGAACAGCACTGTAGAAAATCCTGTACCGAGTGCAGGGACTGTCCAGACTGTGCGTGTAAAGAATGCGATGCCAAACGAAAATAGTTACTGGGTACTCTACGGTCAGCACACAGAACCAACATATCTAGAAGACGCGGGCAACGGACAGCAGGCACAGAGAGATGCAAGTCTGAAGTATGTCGAGCAATGGCGTGTATGCCTGGACATAGGAGCCAACGTTGGCGAATGGGCAAGACCCTTGGCCAAGAGGTTCGACCATGTGATCTGCTTTGAACCAAACCCCAACTTCAGGGAGTGCTTCAACAGGAACATCACAGAATCAAATGTGACACTGTATCCATATGGGTTGAGCACACATGCACACACGGCCGAACAGGGCAACAATCACACACACCTAAACTACGTGGTGGGGGACACCAAACCCAGGGAAGGTGACATAGATTGCCGATCCCTTGACAGTTTCAATCTCCGTGAGGTTGACTACATCAAGATAGATGTGGATGGATTCGAGATACCAGTGCTCCAAGGTGCACAGGAGACCCTGAAGAGAAACAGTCCCGTGATCAACATCGAGATGAAGGAACGCAAGAGGCCCAAGATAGTTGCGGAATCTAGGAAAATACTGCGTAACCTTGGTTATAATC